GGTTTCGTGGAGCAAACTTTCACCTAGGTAAGTATAGAAATTATACTTGGGAAGAAGTAGCAGGTCAACTTTATATTGTTGACTATGAAGAACTAGGAGACTTGCTTTCTATACCTTATGCACTTCGTAAAGATACTTACTAAATAGATAAAAAAGTGGTGCGTAATGGGATTGTATGGCGGAGAAAGTAAAATTTATAAGTATAAAGGAAAAGACCTATATCCTGAAGTAGACTCTGAAACCGGAGTAACAACTTGGTATGAGAAGAAGGGAATTGATACTCTTGGTAGACCAATCAAGTTGGGAACAATAACACCACCTAGTAAAAAATTTGTAAAACATGAAGGTACTGCTACTGGTGGATTGTATCCCGATGGATTTAGTGATGTATTTGTTGGTGATGATGCAAAAGACTTTCTAAGTGACGAAGGTCAAAAACAATTAAGGAATCAAGCAGTAAAATCTGCAAAAGATGGATGTATTGCAGTGAATCCCGGCAACAAAGAGGCATGTGCTGCTAGAGCAGAAGAATTACTTGAGACTGGAAAAGCAAGCACACCACAAAATGCAACTGCAGAAGAAGTTGCATCTGAGACTACAGATAACTTTGCAGAGCAACTGGCAAGCGTGCAAAATGAAGTAGGAACTAATATTGGTATAACTCAAGAGATAGGATCAAAACCATTAAGATATCCTACCGACATGGCAGAAAATCAAGATGTAATTAAGTTTTCACTGATAAAATATAAAGCTAATAAACCAAAAATGGGAGCAACCTTTGGAAGAGAAAGAATATCCCCTAATGCTAAGGTAGGAAATGGTGATAGATTAATTCTTGGAACTGTTATCTTACCTGTTCCTGGACAAATTCAAGATAGTAATAAAGCAGACTGGAGTGAGGACAGTGCGAATGCAAAAGACCTCGCATTGGCCGGTCTTTTTGGTGCGGCAGTATCTGGTGACGGTGCTGGTGCATACGCCGAGGGATTGGCAGATGCTGCTGCCGGTAATTCTGAAACACTTAAAACAGCAATTACTGGAGAACTTGCAAAATCTGCTACAGGAGTCAACGTATTAGGAAGAATGGGTGGATTGATTATTAACCCAAACCTTGAACTCTTATTCAGCAAACCATCTCTTAGAGAATTCAGTCTTAATTTTAGACTTTCTGCAAGAAGTAGTGCCGAGGGTAAAGAAATTATAAAAATTATAAGATTTTTCAAACAAGGAATGGCACCAATCAGAGAACCATCTAACTTGTTTCTTAAGGCACCAAATACATTCCAAGTTCATTATCTTCTTAGAGGTGATACTAGTGGAGAGCACCCTTTCATAGGAAGAATGAAAGAGTGTGCCCTAACTAGTGTTAATACAAACTATACACCAGAGAATAATTATGCTACTTATGAAGATGGTCTCATGGTATCATATCAAATTAGTTTAACACTTAAAGAACTTGAACCTGTATATAATGATAATTATCAGGACATCCCAGACACAGAAATAGGTTTCTAACATGTCAAATTATTTTAGCAAAGTTCCAGACTTCGAATATGTTAGTAGACTTCCTGATGCTAATATCTCCGATTACATTCCAGTCAAAAATTTATTTAAGAGAGGTCAACTCAGAGAGGATATCTTTCAGGATCTTGCATTCTTTACTAAGTATAAAATTAAAGGTAATGATAGACCAGATAATGTTGCCTCAGAGTTTTATGATGATTCACAATTAGATTGGTTAGTTCTTGTCTGTAATAATATTCAAAACATCTATACTGAATGGCCCATGTCTCAGTATAATTTTAATGAATACTTATTAAAAACTTATGGAACCTATGATAATATAAATGCAACACATCATTATGAAACAACACAATTAAAAAACTCAGATAATATTACAATTGTTCCTGCAGGATTAGAAGTTCCATCAACATATAGTATCACATATTATGATTACTATGAGAGTGGATTAGTAACTGCATATCCAGTCAAGGAAGTTACCAACTATCAATATGAAGATAACCTTCAAACAGATCGAAGAAATATTTTCTTATTAAAACCAAGATACTTAAATGTTGTTCTAGATGATCTGGAACTTATCATGACATACAAAAAAGGTTCCAGTCAATATAAGACTGAAACCTTGAAGACTGCTGATAATATCAGACTATTTTAATTTTACTCTTCAGCAAGTTTCTGGAAGTAAGATAGGGCATCATCTTCATCTGAGTCAACAGACTTTGTAGGAGTGATGTCAGGTGCAGGAGTACTCTTTGCTGCCCAGTCAGGAGCAAAGTTTCCACGAGAACTATCTTCATTATCAGTCTCCTCATCATAACGACGGGGAGCAGGTTTAGCACCAAGCACCATCTTCAGACGCTTCTCCAGGTCCTCGTAGGACTTGAATTGATCTGTCGCGACAAGTGACGAGAGTGAATATTGCTTTTGCCACAGGGCTTCAAGAGCATCGTCATCATCCAGGAGTGGTGAAGGACGATCAAATTCTGATGAGTCATAGTTCCAATAACCAGCAACTTTTTTCAGTTTCAATTTGAAGTTAGCACCCTGCCAGAAGTCAAAAGGATTGATTGGAGTCTCATCCTCAAACTCAGGTTGCATTGCTTCCATGACCTTATCAAAGATCTTCTTACCAAACTTATACAAGAAGACACCACCCTCATTCTGAGGATTCGCTTTGTCTTGTACAACATAGATGTTGGCATAGTAAGAGAGTTTGCGTTTCTGCTTACGGACAGTATCTTTGTCTGCTTCGTTACCACTGTTCCACAGTTCACGGTTATATTCTGATACAGGGTCTTTACCACCCGTTGTAGTCAGAGAGTTTTCGATGTACCAACCACCAGGACCTTGGAAGGCATGGGAGTACATCTTTGCCCAGGGAAGTTCTTCTCCATCTGGTGCAGGCAAGAAACGGATTACGGCATAACCATTACCGGTCTTATCCATTTCGGGTTTCCATAGACGCTCATCTGCGCCGCCGGAAGTATTGTTCATCTTCTCAACTTCTTTTACCAGTTTAGAGGTAAGAGAACCCAGAGAGGATTGCTTCTTAAGATCTGAAAATGACATTCGGATTACCTTAGATTAGTTAGATTTGGCTTGTGTGTACCTTGTTATTCTACTGGTCTTCTCCACCATTGTCAATCTGCTGTTTCATTGCGTCCAGCATCTTTGACATGTTGTTAAAGACCGCATTTAAATTTGAACCTTCGGGAAGGCCCATCATCGTTGCTGATTCGATGATTCTATTTTTCATTTGTTTTGCTTCAGGATCGTCCGATAAACTCAGTCGAGCATAAAGAACTTTTTGTTTGTCAAGAAGTTTTTCCATCATTGCAACATGAAATAGTTGTTCTTCAGTATTCATTGAGGGAAATGTAAAGACATTACGATAAACATCTTCTTGTAGTTCACTAATTTCTGTCATCTCAGCACGGACAACATCAGAATCGAAAAAACTCATTTTACTTTAAAACAATTTCCTTTAAAACTTTTTTATAACGTGATACCTCAATATTTAGAAACGGAGAATATTTTCTCATTCTCATACTGACGGTTTCCCACACTGGGTCTTGTAGTTTCTTGTCCCAGTCTTTTCTGAATCCAAGAATCCTATCAAGAATCACCAATGTTTCTATTGAAATATTATCTTTTAGATACTCTTTAAGAATTTGTGGATGTCTAGAACCATCCAACACAAACATAGAATCAAAATTACTATCAACAAAAATAGATCCTGTTTCTTCTCTAAACAGATAAGTTAATGACTGGGTTCGCTTTTTCCATTCAGTATATCTACCTTCACCTTCGCGTATCATCTCTCCTATCCATAGTTTACTTGGATCGGTGCAGGTGATAAAGTTAGATACAAAGAAGTCAATCATTTCCTGATCTGTCTTCTGCCTTGATACTTTCTCAAACCAGAATCTATCTTTCCTTTTATAAAAAGATTGTACGGTTGCACGACTCTTACCACAATACTTGTGATAGTCATACTTTTCTTTTGTGAAGTGATTCTTCAAAGAAAGGTATTGTTTATAGGCGTCAAACGGAACCACTTTCATCATCCTTTTTCTTTCGTCGCCTTTCGCGTTGTTTGGCGAGATACTCTGACCGATAAGGTTCAGTCGCTCTCGCCTCTCTACGCTTGCGGTTAACTTCATCACGATTCTCATTCAAATAATCACGGGCCTTCTGTTGAAGACGTTCTTTGTTTTCCTGATACCAAGCAGATTGCTGTTCGGACACAGTAGAATATGGAATATATGGGTCATATTCCGGCAATTCTAAGTTTTTTAAATCATCCCAGATAGACATTTTCAAAAGGCATCTAATTTATTTAGAAAAAAATCAAAAGGCATCATGAAAAAAGTAATAGGGTCAAATTTTTGCCGGAATTTTTTTCGGACAAAAATAGAATCAAATAGGCAATTTTGCTCTGGAACTTCTCTTCAAGAAGTTAAGTTCTAGTGCTTCACATTTTAATTTTTCTTTGAGTGGTTTAGATATCAGTTTCGAAACTGACTCCACATCAATACTATTTTTATCACAGAAGTGAACGACAGCATCAATGTAACTCATTCCGTCACCGGTATGAACAAGAGACTCAATCTCTTGTGCGAATCGAGAGGGGCAAAAGAATTTATTTTCTAGTGCTTTTTCTAGTTCATTCTCCATTCTCTGTCCTAAGATTGTGAGATACAAATTCTTTAATATAACGAACCAATAACTTAATATAATCCCCTTTGTTCCTTTTGTCAAATACCTTAACCTCACCACCAGGTGTCACCATAATAGTGATAAGTTTTTTGACGGGGATACCAGTCAGTTCGTAATATGCAGCAGCATAAAAAGTTTCTTGAACGAAATAGTTTTCCAACCATTTCTCAGGTTTAATCTTTTCAGAAGTCTTAAAGTCAATGACTGCAAGTTCTCCTTCGTATTCTGCAATACAATCAACTCTACCAGCTAATCCAAGATACTCAGAGTACAGAGTCCTTTCTATAGCGTGTATGTTATTTATCTTGTCCAGATATGGTTTAGCATGATGAAACATAAACTGTGTAAGAGGACGAAAGTCATCCCAGTTTATTTCATTGTTCCTCATGTATACTTCAACTGCTTCGTGGAAGTCAGTACCACGAGTAGTTGCTTTCTTTGTAATTTTATTTGCTTCTTCAATACCAATTCTCTTTCGCCAGTTAATAAAAATCTGTCGATTATAGAAAGATGTTACAGAAGTAATAGAAGGCACCCATTCTCCATTAGGTAAGTTATAGAGACGGATGCCTGTTGTTTCTTTCTTGTTTAGTTCAAGGTCACCGAGATAATTACAATGCTCAAAAATCATAAATTCAAATCCATTTTAGCAATTAGGTATTCTTTACAGAGTCCAGATCTAACAATATCTTCGACACCAAATTCAATGATGTCAACCGATGGCATAACTCTAAGTACTCTCATGAAATCAGCAATACCAGTTTTCTCAGAAGCCTTTACAAGATCAGATTGAGTGGCATCACCACAGAACATAATCTTACTGTTCTCTCCTATCCTTGTGATTATACTATCAAGTTCGTGAAAATTCAAGTTCTGAAATTCATCAACGATAATAACTGCATTATCAAGTGTAGTGCCACGAATGAAAGACGTAGACCAGAAACTAATTGTTCCTTGTGCTTTAAGGTTTCCATACAGCATTTCAAAGTCTGTATCAGTAGGCATCTCAAACATATACTTCACCATATTCTTATAAGGAATTTGATAAAGAGAAGACTTATCCTCATGGTCTCCAGGTAAGAATCCAATCTCTCTGGTTGCTACAAGAGACCTGACGATATAGATCTTCTCGTAAGGTGACCTAGGGTCAAGAACATCTTTAAGAGCATTGTAGAGGGTTACAAAGGTCTTTCCAGTACCCGCACACCCATAGGCAACAATGTTCTGATCATTCTTATAACAACGGAAAAGTTCTTGTTGGTTTTCTGTTAGAGCCTCGATGGGTTTCATCAAGTCTGCATTGATTGGTTTCTTTCTTTTCATATGCTTGTTGCTCATCCCGAATGGGACTACTGGTGTTTGAGACTTTCTTTTTGAGGTCATACGCTATAAGAGAATAGAAGGATTAACCGTAGTATCGGTTTTTGCGGACATTAGCACCTGGTTGTTTAGATGCACGATCCAAGACCTCATTCCATCCATTGGATTTGGCCTCACCAGTCCACTTAAACTCAGTAGACTGTCCTGCACATCCTTCTGACCAGTCCTTATCCCATCCTGGATTCTCATCCTTCCACTCTGAATATGCCTTCATAGACATATTGAGTTCCTTCTTTTCTTTTGTTTCTAAATTAATAACGGGGTATGTTGGCATAGATCAATTGTTGGTGTAAATATTTATGAATTCCATTCCATTGCTTCTGCAACAGCAGGGAATTGTTCGCAGAAGATTTCTTTTGCACCTAGTGCAAGATCCATATGTTCCTTCTGTGTACCATTTGCAGAACGCAAATCGATATAATGGATCCATGAACGAACTGAGCCTGTCATGTAAATTTTCGTGGGACACGCCAAAGGAAGCACAAAGCGAGCACACTCCTTTGCAATACCTTCATCAAGCATTCTCTGATAAAGATCCATTGCTTGTGAGAAATGATCTTGTATTAACATCTCAAATTTTTGAACCCTAAACTCATCAACATCATCAATAGAATTCTGACGATTCTTGGTGTCTTGTCTGCGTAGTTCAGGTAGGGGGATCTTCGATGCGAGTAGGGAAGAATCAGCATAGCGTTGTGAAAATTCTTGATATGTAAATGACCTGTGACGAAGCACTTGAGCTGCTATGCCCCTGGTAGTGTTTAACTCCAGAGTCATATATGCTTGCTCAAAGATACTCCAGTGCTGATGCTTCACACAATACTTGAGAAGACCAGAGAACTTTTCATTCTCCTGGTTATTGGGGTTTGAAACACGGGCACAATATGCCATGTGCTTCTCTGCATCAGGAGTTACGCTGATTAGTTTTACGTTGTTCTCGCTCATTAAGTGTCTCGTTAATAATGTCTTTTAGTTCTTGTCTTTCTAAATCAGTAAAGACATTTCTTTTTGGTATCACTAATGGTGGATATGATCTCTTTGATGATGCTTTACCACCACTAGGAATACTCATCCCTTGTGTGTCTATCTTATCCATCGTCATCCTCAAAAACTTCGTCGTAATCTAAAATGTAATTGGTAGTAGGGTCATCAAAATTTTCTTGCTTTGAAGTATATGAATCAGTATCTGAATACACTTCAGACTCAAGAGCATCAACCAGCAGTTTTAAATTTTTTACTATTAGTTTTAGTTTATCTCTTTCCATAAAAAATGGGAGGTTTCCCTCCCATTATAACACTATTCAATTGATTTGACAATCACTTGGTGTAAGTGCGTCCACGATAGCAGAAGGTGCCGTGTGACTCCTTGTTCTCTACACAACGAGTATCATACTCAACACCACGATATGAGGTGTGAAGAATTTGTGCGTCGTGCAGTGCTGCCTGCTTTTCGATTTGCTTTTTGATCAGTGTGAGTGTGTTCATTTGTTTACTCCTGAAGTTGGGTGAAAATTAACCTTCTCAGCTTAAGCTGGATCCGTTTTTTCCCGTTCCTTCAGTCGTTTGCGTCCCAATAGCAATCAGGAGATGACTCCTTCATAACCTCAATTAATTCAATCCTAACTTCATTGTTAAGATTTTCATTATTCTTCATCCGTAGCATAATTGCATCGGCATCAGAACAACTGAGTGATGAATATAAAAGAAATTCAATCATGGGATGAACGGCTCCGTTCCGCGACTTACTTGCGCCCCACCCAAGAGTGGGGTGAACGTCAGGTCTTATTATAGACCTCATACATTATTTAGTCAAGTGTCTTCGTATCAGCACGAACATATGTAATTATGCTTATTCAGATAATGCAGGGTCTCCTTCAGGTCTCCACGATGCTTGAGTCCAATAGCAATCTGTGGGTACTCAGCAGTGGCACCAAACTCTGCATGAAATTGATTGTCTGTAAAATCTTTATTCAAGAAGTACTCATGGAAATCTTCGTGAATACTTTTCAGAAGCATACCAGCACGCTCACACTCTTGACTGCCGTTACTGTAAATTACTGCTTGCATTAGTCTCTCTGCCTCCAGTCATCTGTTTTTTCGTGCGAAAACCAATCCGCAATATCATCTGCACTACCGAACCCTGAGGAATGGTTAGATGGATCAGGGTCCCCAAGGTCCATCTGGTTCATAAAATCATCAAGACCACCCTCTTTCATTTCAGGGTTTCTTGCTTGCCTACGTGCTTTTCTCAATATTGATGATGCACTTTGATTAGACTTTGCTAATTTATTTGCCCAGATCATATCTTCTAGACTTACTTCTTCATTACTAACAATTTTTTCACATATGGCCTCAAGGCGCAATCTATATTGCGTAGAAAGCATAAGCACTCCTTTAACGTTAATATTTATTTTAATGGTCTACCATGCTTATCAAGCAATCCAAGTTTCCTAACCTGAGATAGATTTGATCTTTGACTTTTTTTGATCTTCTTATATTCCTTAATGATTTTATCAATCTCATTTTTGGATACTTTCACATTCAATTCTTTCTCGTCTTCTGCTGGAACAAATCCAAGACCACTTTCTTTAGTTGACTCTTTTGCATCAACATATTCATTAATCACTTCTTGAATCTCATCTTTAATTAGTTCATTAATTTGATTCTTAATTTGGTCTTCATTCATTTCCTTTTCTTCTCCTTCTCCTTCTTTGGTTTGTTACCCCAGAGTCTTGGACTGATATTTCCATACCCAAAATCAATTTTTTGTACAGAACCTTTACCATATCGATCATAATACATATCAAACATCTTTGATACTTTATTACAACGAGTAAGGTCTATACAATTTACTCCATCAACAATATA